AACCACCCTGACTTGGCTGTTTACTGGCGATTCTGCCACTAGACCAACAAGCTGGTATATTGGACTTTTTACTGATGATCCAGGCGAGACTGGTTCTGGCACTGAGGTATCTGGCGGATCATACGCCAGAACTGCTGTCACCCTATCTGTATCAGGCAACACCGCAACCAATAGCGCGGCTGTAGAGTTTGCTGCTGCAACTGCAAGCTGGGGAACTATTACTCACATTGGTGTGATGGATGCTTCTACCGGCGGAACTATGATTGTTCATGCCGCCTTGGATGCAAGCAAAGCTATTGCAGATGGTGATGTATTCCGCATCCCAACTGGTGACTTGGATATTACCTTAGACTAATGGCTCTGAGGACTGGATATGGCACTGGGGCGTATAGCTCCGGCAAGTATGGCTACCCTGAAGTCTATGAGGCAGCATCTGCCACATCCATTACATCTGTTGTTAGCCAAGCCGCCGGTCAGAGGATTGGTCTTGGTTCATCAACGGCTGCAAGCTCAGTCACTACTACTGCTGCGGCAGAGATTGTAAGGCTTGGAAGCGCAACTGAGGCGATAACTAGCACCACATCTGCATCTGCTACTAGGGTAAGACTAGGATCGCTAACAGAGGCTCTGACAAGCTCCACAAGCGCAAGTGCTGTAAGGGTATTTGATCTCAGCGCAAGTGACACGCTGACATCTGCTGTTACCGCATCTGCGGTTTCTGTTAAGACTGGATCGGCAACTGTATCTGCAAGCGGATCGGTTACTGCTGCTGGTGAACGGATAGCGATAGGAACTGCGACAAGTAGCTCAAGCACAACATCAAGTGCAAATGCTGTTACTGTCCTTTCCGCGTCATCAACTGCACCAATATCTGTTATAATCGGTCTATCGGTAAACAGAGTGCAGAGCGCAGCCTGCTCAGAATCGTTTACATCTAGCGCATCATGTTCAGCTAGATACAAGTGGATAGATGATTCAGAGCCAACTGATAGCTGGGCGGCACAGGCTGTAGCAAGTAAGACTTGGACAAATCAAATTAACGCAAGCGAAAGCTGGACAGGACTATAGAGGCATAAAATGGCTGATACTACTACTACCACATACGGATTGACTAAACCTGAAGTCGGTGCGTCTGACGATACTTGGGGTACTAAGCTCAATACTAACTTGGACAGTATTGATGATCTGCTGGATGGTACTACTCCTGTAACCGGCATTGACATCAACTCAGGCACGATTGATGGAGTCACCATTGGCGGCTCAAGTGCTGCTGCTGGTACGTTTACCACCTTCACATCCACAGGCATTGACGATAACGCCAGCTCTACGGCTATCACTATTGATTCAAGTCAGAATGTCGGCATAGGCACTAGCAGTCCTAGTTCTTATTATGCTGACAAATTAGTTGTACAAGGTGCTTTTGATGGTGATGGCATTACTATAGTATCAAGTGCAACAACCACTGATAGCTACTTTGCTTTTGCGGATGGGACAACTGGGGATGAAAGGTATAGAGGAGCTATTGGGTATTATCATGGTTCAGATGCGTTAGTCCTCTATTCTGCTGGCACGGAGCGTATGCGCATCGACTCCTCTGGCGATGTCGGCATAGGCACTACCAGTCCTAGCACAAGAATGCACATCAAGCAGTCAGCAGATAATTTCTATAGCGGTTACAGAGTAGAGAGAAATAGCTCTACAAATCAATGGGGAACTTTATCAAATCATGGTGGAGCAACTTGGATAAGCAGTGTAGATACTGGTGGCGGTGGTAATCAAATTATTGTATTTGGCAGGTCAACTGACGGCACTACTTTTACGGAGAGTATGCGGTTAGACGCCTCTGGCAACTTGCTGGTGGGGACTACTGATACAGTAATTTATGACAATAGTGCTGGCAGTTTAGCAGATAACGGTTTTGTTTATGACGCTTCTTCCAGTCGTTTAGACGTTACCCGATACTCAACAAGTACTAGTTCAGCTGTAGCACTGCTTAATAAAACAGGCGCTGACGGCAGTATTTTAGAACTCCGCAAAGATGGCGCAACGGTTGGAAGTATTGGTAGCAATAGTGGTAATATTTATATTGGGCAAGGTGACACTACCCTAATGTTTTCTGCAAGCTCAGACGCAGTTTTACCACGAGGAACAGATGGCGCATCAAGAGATAATGCTGTTGACTTAGGCAATGTTAGTAATAGATTTGATGACATCTATGCTACTAATGCAACTATCCAAACTTCTGACGAACGCGAGAAACAGGACATTGAAGAACTTAGTCAGGCTGAACAGAATGTTGCTGTAGCTGCTAAGTCGCTTCTACGCAAGTATCGCTGGAAAGATTCTGTAGCTGAGAAAGGCGATGCTGCTCGTATTCACTTTGGTATTATCGCACAAGACCTGAAAGCTGCTTTTGAAGCTGAAGGCTTGGACGCTGGTAGATATGCAATGTTTATTCACAGCGAATGGTGGGAAACCTATACTGATGTCCCTGCTGTTGAGGCTCAAGATGCTGTTTACGAAGATGTAACTATTCCTGCTGTTACTGAAGAACAATTAGTAACTGAGGCTGTTATTGATAATGAAGGAAATGAAATTGAACCTGCTGTTTATGAGACTGTTGTTATTGAGGAAGAACGTATTGAACAGAGATTGGTATCTGAAGCTGTAGAAGCCAAAGAAGCCTATACTCGCACAGACACATATTATACTGAAGCTGAAGCTCCAGAAGGCGCAGTCAAGAAAGACCGCATGGGTGTACGCTACTCAGAACTACTAGCATTTATCATTGCAGCTATTTAGGAGAATCACAATGGGAAAAGATAAAAAGACACCCATCACGATTGATGACAAAGAGTACACGCTTGAAGATATGACACCAGAGCAGCAGGCAATGGTAAACCATATTACTGACTTGGACAGAAAGATAGCTAGTGCAAGATTCAACCTTGACCAGTTACAGGTCGGCAAGAACGCTTTTGTTAATATGCTAACTGAGTCTCTTAAAGACGAATAGACGAGGGGCTATATGGCCTTAATTCCACTCCAGATTGAGTCTGGTATTTATCGCAACGGGACTGATCTCCAATCGGCTAACAGGTGGAGAGACTCGAACCTTGTTCGCTGGATAGATGGCACTATGAGGCCGGTAGGTGGCTGGACTATCAGAAGCCAGACTGCCGCCGCCGCTTCTATCCGAGGTATGCTTGCTTGGACTGATAACTCAGGCGATAAGTATATTGCTGGAGGCACATACGAGAAGCTGTACGTTTGGAATCAGGGTGGAATTAGGTTTGACATCACGCCTACTGGACTCACTACAGGAATCGAGGACTCACCAACCACTAGCGGCTTTGGTGCTGGCTTGTATGGCTTTGATTATTATGGCACTCCAAGGATTGAGACTACATCACCTCAGATGGTGACTACTTGGTCGCTTGATAACTGGGGCGAGTATCTTGTTGGTTGCACCATAGATGATGGCAAGATTTATGAGTGGCAGCTAAATACCGGAACGCCTGCTGCTGTTGTCACTAATGCTCCAGTAGACAACAGGGCTATCATTGTTACCGAGGAAAGATTCCTGTTTGCTCTAGGTGCTGGTGGAAATCCTAGACTTGTTCAATGGTCAGACAAGGAAGATAACACCACTTGGACACCTGCTGCTACCAATGAGGCTGGCGATCTTGAGCTTCAGACAGAGGGCGAGATCATGTGCGGGATTAGGGTCAGAAACCAGACTCTAATCTTAACCAGTATCGATGCTCATGCTGCAACCTATCAGGGGCCACCTTATGTTTACGGGATTGAGCGTGTTGGCTCATCTTGTGGAATCATCTCTCAGAAGGCTGTTGCTAATATCGGCACAGGCGCAGTCTGGATGGGTAGAAAATCATTCTTTGTCTATGACGGCGGTCAGGCTCAGAAGCTCCCAAGCAGCGTATCTGACTACGTTTTCTCAGACATTAACTCAAGCCAGATCAGCAAGGTATGGGCTGTCAGCAACGCTAGAAACAGCGAGGTATGGTGGTTTTATCCATCAAGCGCAAACAATGAGTGCGATAGATACGTTACTTACAACTACGCTGAAAACACTTGGGCTATTGGTGAGCTTGGCAGAACATCTGGCGTTGATCATGGGGCATTGCAAAGACCTATCTGGGCATCTGCTGATGACTATCACTTGTACGATCATGAGTACGGATTTGATTACGGATCGCTGACACCTTATGCCGAGTCTGGCCCTATCATGATTGGAACTGGTGACAATACAGCTTCAGTAGTTGAAATGATCCCTGATGAAAAGACTCAGGGCGATGTCAATGCAACATTCAAGACTCGATTCCACCCAAATGATACTGAAAGAGAATATGGCCCATACACAATGTCTAACCCTACCAGCCTAAGATTCACCGGCAGGCAGATCAGGATTAGGGTTGAGGGTCAGAGGCTTTCTGATTGGCGTGTAGGCATAAACCGGCTAGATGTGATACAGGGTAGCAGGCGTTGAGTGAAAAGCCACCAGTAATCTCTGGCGGCTCAGTAGAGACATGGGCCACTAGGATATACCAATACCTCATCAGAACCAGAAGCAAGCTGGCAGAGCTTGTTGGCGGTGATAAGGCATCTGAGGATGGTGTCATCATGTGGGATAGGGATAACAAGTACCCTGTTGTCTCTAAGGATGGTGCTTGGACTCAGATAGTCCTTGAGGATGGCCATGCTAACCTTACTAGATCAACTGACGTTACTGCCGCCGCAGCAGACACAGCATATAGTATTCAATATGATTCGCCTGTTGGTGCTGTAGGCATAAGCCTAGATGGTACTGACCCAACCAAGATTGTTTTTTCTGAGACAGGTGAATACCTAATATCCTTTACCGCACAGATATCTTCTGGTACATCAAGCTCAATTGATTTTTACTTCTGGCCTAGAATCAACGGGACTGATGTTACAGGCAGCACAATGTTGAACTCTATTAAACAAAATAGCACAATCCTTGTTGTGGCTAGGTCTGCAATATTTGAGATAACTGCCAATGACTATTTACAAGTCATGTGGGCTACAAGTGATACAAACGGGAAATTAGATGCAACAGCAGCAACAGCTTTCGCGCCAGCAGCACCATCAACAACTCTCGCAATTACAAGAATACATGGGTGATGAGTTTAAAAGATGCCAAAAGTGGATAGAGGATGCGCTTGAATATTCTGGCGGCACACATGAAACAATTGACGTTTTTCATGGTATAATCGAGGGGCGGATGCAATTATGGCCCGCGCCTGAAGGATGCTTGGTAACAGAAATAATAAAATATCCAAGAAAGACTGTCCTTCATATTTTTCTAGCAGGAGGCAAGCTAGAGCAGTTAACCGATATGCACTCTGATGTTATCGGATGGGGAAAGCAACAAGGTTGCACAGCTTTAACGCTTGCAGGGCGTAGAGGCTGGGAAAAGGCACTAAAGAATTTTGGCTGGAAACCCATACTGACAACATTGAGTAAAGAAATATGAGTGGCGGAAAAGGCGGACAAACAACTACACAAGTACAAATACCTCCATATCTTGAAGCGGCTTCAAAAGCTAACCTAGCGCAAGCAAGAGATATATCTCGCATTGGTTTTGTGCCTTATTACGGCCCAGATATAGCTGCGTTTGACCCATCTCAGATACAAGCTATGCAGGCCGCACAAGACCAAGCTGCTGCCTTTGGTCTAGCTCCATCAATGGATGTTATGAGTACGATTCCGCAGGCTCAAAACTTTGGCGGCATGATGGCTTACTCATCTGCCCCACTATACGAGCAGGCTGTTGCCGAGCTGCAATCACGCAGACCCGCGCAATATCAGCAAATAGTAAAAAACTTTGTTGATCCTAACCCTGCCCCTGCTCCAGTAGTAACAAGGCCAACACGCCCAGTGAACATAATTAGCACCCCAATGAATTATGGCGGGTATGATCTTGGCCCAGATATTGAAGAAGCCCTACGCATGGCAGATGAGGCAAACTACGCGCCTCAAGTAGCTGTTGCTCCCAGACCGGCTCCTATGGCTCCAACATCTGTAGTCGCTCCTGCAAGACCTAGAACAAACTATTCAGACTATTTCGGGTACTAATTATGGCTGGTGGAACTGGACAATCTATAACAACTGCCGTACCACAAGCACTTGGTGCGGCTGCTATGGGAACTGCTGGCGGTCTAGGATTTAACCCCATGCAAGTTCAAGCGGCTCAGACTGGTCAGGTTGGCCCTATACAAGCTCAGAATGTTCAAGCCGGTCAATTGGCTGGAACCAGCTTAAACCCATATCTCAATCCTTATACTGAGCAGGTTATCAGAGCTAACGAGGCTGATATCCTACGAGGCGCACAGATGGGCTTAAACCAGCTAGGCGCACAGGCTCAAGCTGCTAGAGCTTTTGGCGGATCACGACAGGCTATTACTGAAGCTGAACTTGGTCGAAATGTTGCTCAGCAGTTGGCTCAGTCATCTGCCGGTTTACGTCAGGCTGGATTCACCCAAGCTCAACAGGCTGCCCAGCAGGATATTGGAACTCGTATGCAGGCTGCATTAGCTAATCAGCAAGCTGGGCTGGCAGCAGGCACAACATCCGCTCAGTTACAGCAGCAAGCAAATCTTGCTAATCAACAGGCCGCTATGCAAGCCGCTCTTGCTAACCAGCAGGCTGGTCTATCTGGCGCACAGTTCAGACTAGGCGCAGCACAACAGCTAGGCAACCTTGCTAACCTTGGCTTTGGTATGGGTCAGCAGGTACAGCAGAATCTAGCATTGCAGGGAGCGATCAGACAGCAACAGCAGCAGGCACTAATAGATGCAGCCAGAGGACAATATGGCGGCTTTGTAGGCGCACCACAGCAGGCTATTGCTACTCAACTAGGAGCGTTTGGCGGCTCTCAGACCGGAGCGCAGACCACTTCTTCTTCTTATAAGCCCGGACTGTTTGATTACCTGAGTTTGGGTGTAAGTGCATATGGTGCAAGGTAAAATATAATGGCTAATGGTTTGATTGATTTTAACCCAAGATTTTCTCCAAGCTTGAGAAGCAGGCCTCGAGGCCAAATTACTGCTCAAGGCAGCCTTCCTGTTGGCTACAATATTCCAAGAAATCTTCCGCAGTTAACATTGTCTGCTCTTGAACAAGATATCCCAAGAAATCTTCCTCAATTAACACCCCCTAGTGGTGGTTTATTAACGGCTCAACAGCAAGCTATAAGCTCTTTGAATCCTCAACAAAGCCCAATGGGAGGGCAGTCAGATACTTCCGAAGTGGAATCTGAGCCAAAAGGGTTTAGGCAAAGAGCTAGAGGCATACTTGGAAGCATTGGCGGATTCTTATCTGACCCTAATGTCCTTGATACATTAGCCATAGGCTTTGGCGGGATGTCAATGAGGCCTAATGAAGCACTCATGCAGCAGGCTGCTGCAAGAATACAGCAGAGACAAGAGCTTGAAGCAATGCAGGGATATGCAAATAGGACTGCTGAATATTTTAAAAGCATAGGAAGAGATGATTTAGCTGATCAGGTTTTAAGATTCCCAGAATCTTCACAAGAATTCTTATCTACATATTTACAGCAACAAAAATCTTTAGGATCTGAAGGGTTAACGGATTTGCTCTCATCAATAGACCCAGATCTATACCAATTAGAAAGCGTAAATGAATTTGTATCTAGATATTCTCAAACTGGTGTAGCGGATTACTCATTGCTTAAGCCTAGAGATGAAGGCCTTCAAATACAAGAAGGATTCCGGCCAGTAGTTCGAGATGGTGAAATTGTTGGTCAGCTTCCAATGCCCGGCCCTGCATACAGAGAGGCTCAAGATGCTATAGATAAAGCATTTTTCAATGTTCAGAATGTTAGAGATACTGGATTTGATGTAATTGCAAATATTGATGATGCCTTAAGCCAGTTAGAAAACAAACCGAATGCTATTACAGGTTTTTGGGGCGCAAACTTAAGTAACGTTGCTGGAACACCAGCATATAACCTTAATCAAGATTTAGATACTATAAAAGCAGCTTTGGGTTTTGC